AATAGATCTTCGGCCAGTCCGCGGGAGATCTCCTCCCGATCAATCAAGGTCAACATTATGCGCATGGCGGGGTATCCTTCCCCACCGACTCGCCAAGATCAAATGCTACGACCGCCTGAGGGTAAGCCCGCCATCGTCGCGGTAGTCCCGGAGCCCGAAGTAGGGCGGGCTGGTCACGATCAGGTCCACGGAACTGTCCGGTAGTGGTAGGGCACGGGCGTCACCTCGGACGAGCAGTTGCCCCGACCGGCGGTTGATCCGCGATGTTGATGCAGGCATCACGCCACCGACTCAGGTTCGGGGCGGGCGTTGAGCCGCACCTGGTGCGCGGGTTGGCGGATGAGCTCGTAGCCGGTGCGGGGGTCGGTGCAGCGCTGGCCGACCTCGGCGTCGCAGTAGCCGCAGGGGACGGTGAGGGCCTGCTCCCGCTGCAAGGTGAAGATCAGGTCGCCGGTCATGACGCGAACCTCTCGAGTTGGTCGTCGGTGAGCGGGGTGTGGTCGCAGCGCACGCCGGGCGGGCCGAGCGGGCCGCGGTGCCGGTTGCGTGGGTCGATGCGCCACCCGTCGGTGTCGCACCACGTGCAACGGCGGGCGGCGAGGGTCCGGTCGAGGTCGCCGGCTCGTCGTTGCTCCTCGCCCCGTTTGCGGACATCGGCGCACGCCCCGCAGTTCGGGCCGCGCTGACCGGCCGGGACGTCGACGTGGTCGGGGCACCGCGGGTTGCCGGGATCGATCTTCGGGGGCGGATCTTTGCCTTGATCGACTTCGTACGTTTCTAGAGACCCCCCACTTACATAACCCCTAAGGCCTTTAACACCTACACCAACAGTGTCGGAATCCGGTTGGACTCCGGCCGGAGTCCGTGGCACGTCCGGCCGGACGTCCGGCCGGACGTTCTGGCCTCTGACCTGCGACGTTCCTCTTTGACGGGCCGCCTTCTTGCGATCTGCCTCTGACTTGTTGTGCGCTTGGACACGCTCCCTCGTGAGGTTCGCGTGCGCGGTCCACTCGTGGAAGATCCAGCCTCCCCGACGACGTCGCCACAGCCCGCGCTCGACTAGTTCGTCAGCGACCTGCACGTCGCTCCGCAGCGTGTGCACGAGCACGGACTCGGAGACGAAGCCGTCAGTTAGCTTCGCCGCGGAGTACGAGCCGGCGCGCACCCACAGAGAGAACGCAGCGTCGGACATCCCAGCGGTCTTGGGGTGGTCGTAGAAGTCGGGTTCGACCTGGAATCTCACGGACATCAGTCGATGCCTCCCTGTCCGGAGTCGGACAGCAGCTCAACTAGCATCGGGCACTCGATCGCGTGCCACTCGCGGGCGATGGTCTCGCCGGTCACAAGATCGCGGACGATCTCCAAGTGCCACGGCAGGCACTCCGTGCAGGGCCATATCTCGTAGCCCTCGGCTGCCAGGTCCACCGATCCGACAGGCGCGGAGTAGGTCAAGTTCCCCCTCAAGGTCATGCGCTTCTCCGTTCCACTCGGATCGATGAAGGCGCGTAGTGGCGCCCTGTGCGTCCGTCTCCGACCCAGCAGCCACCCCAGATCCCCGGGGGCAGCGTCGGGTCGTCACGGCGAGCCCGCAGGCACGGCAGCACCTCCGGGCAACGAGCGCAAACAACCCGGGCCATCTCGTGCCGCCGCTCGCGGTCCGCGGCCAGCTCCCGCTGCGCACCGTTCCGCCCGCCCACCCGGTCGTCCCACAGCGGCTCAGGGGCGCCCCGGCAGGCCGCACGCGGCAGTGACGGCCCGGTGGCCGGCAGTTCCATGCGCTCATCTCCCGCATCCGGTGCTCAGCTCGGCGAGCTCCGCCGTCTGCGCGTCGGTCACGGTGAGCCCGTAGGTGCGCTTAACCTCGCTGTCATGTCTCACGATGAGGGTGAGCTGTGCCGCTGTGTTGTGCTGCACCGGCCCAAGCCGATGGAGCTGAACCGGCACCATGTGTGGCCCCTCGCCGAGGGCGGCCCGGACACGGCCGCCAACCTCATATGGGTCTGCCCGACGACTCACGTCTCGGTGCACGAGTACCTGCGGGAGTTGCGCCGCTTCGGCGGGGTCCTGCCGGTCGGCCTCGCGGGCGAGTACCCCCGCTACACCCGGCGACTCGCCGAACTGGGATACCGCCGGATACTCGCCGGGGCGATGGTGGACTGAGCGGCTCGCCCTCACGACGTCCACCGCCCGACGACCAGCCACACCGCGACGGCGAGCACCGCCCACGACGTGAGACCGGCGAGGATGAGCGCAACCCACCCGCGGGGGCGGATGCCCAAGTAGGTACGCGGGGCGCTCACGACCGGGCCGCTCACCGGGTGCGCTCCTTGTCGGTGCGGACCAGTGCACGGACCTCGCGTCGGGCGTCCAGCGCCACCTGAAGCAGCAGAGCGTGGCGCTCGTCGATCTCGCGCCGGAGGATGTCCGCGAGCGCGCGTGCCTCGGGCGCGGTCGTCATCACGCCACCTGCCCGAGCTGCCGGCGGGCGTCGTCGGCGGCGCGTTCAGGGACGGGCGTGCGACCGTCGCACCAGCCGAGCCGCACGCCGGCGGCGAGGCGCCCGAGGATGGGGGATGCGTAGCCCTCACGCCAGTGATCCCGCAGCTCGACGCAGAGGCCACCGAGAACCCAGCCGCCGCACATCACCTCGAGCCACCCGGCCGCGGCACGGCAATGCGCGCACGTCCGGTGCGTCTCCCAATGGGCCTCGCCCACGAGACGGCCAACCACGTAGTCGTACCGCTCACCGGGCCTGATCGTCCGGCCGCACTCGCCGCACCGGTACTCCTTACGTGCCGTGCGCTGATCTGAGCGGACCACCGCCCACGGTTCACATTCCTCAACGGCGCACATCAGTTCTCCTCGACGGCGGCGAGGTCGGCGAGGGTGTGGGTCAGCGCGCCGTCGTTCTTCTGCCGTTGCAGGAAGTAGTTGACGGTCTCGACGTCGGCGGCGCTCAGCTCGTCGAAGCTGCCCACGGCGGGGACGCGGTTGAGGATCCGAGACACGATGCGCAGCCGCACATCCCGGTCCTTGCCCGACACCGCACCGTCGCGCAGCAGCGCGAACAGCCGGTTGGTCTGCGACTTCTCGGCCGGTGTATCACCGGTCGGGCCGGACGACTCCTCACCTTGGGTGGCCTTCACGCGCTCTGCCGCTCCCGTCTGGACAACACGATCTCGGATGTTGTCGCGCCGGTCGGTGATGAGTTTCCGCACCGTGGTCGGCTCGTCACCGCCATCGGTGGTGTCAGCGTCCAGCACGCCAGCCGCGTTAGCATCGACCCACGCAGCACGCAGTGGGTCGTCAGCGGTCGCCGCGAGGATCCGATCCCGGAGCCCGGGTACCAGGTCCCCGACCGGTGGCTCACCCCCTGGCTTTAGCTCCACGATGTCACGGACCCGCGCCTTCATTGGGTCGCACCGCATCAGGTCGAAAATCAACCAGTCCAAGGACAGGTTAGGGACTTCGCGTATCGCATCGTGGCCGGGCCGAATACCGGCGTGCACCGACCGAAGCTTCACGATGCTCGGTGGCGTGACCCGATCCAGTCTAATCCATGCGGTTGCGTCATGGGCGAGGTCCTTCTCGCCCCGGACCTTGTAGTCCTTCTGCCCCTCAACAGGCCGTCCGTTCCGGACTAGGGCCGTCTCCCCGGCGCGGGCCAGTAGTACGACGATGCCAGGGAATGTCAGGAGTTGCGTCATGAGCTTGCGGTGGCGAGCCTTTGCATCATTCCACAGGTCCATGCCGATAGTGACGTCGACATCTACCGGAACCGCCGCGCGGCCCTTCTCTTGACGCTTGCGTGACTCCCGGTCACGTGCTCGGTTGTCGGCCCAGTCCGAGTGCATCTCCCACTCGGCTGTCATGGTGTCGATGACCAGCACCACGGGTGGCTCGCCGGCGTCCCGACGCTTCGCAGCCTCATCCCGGACTGCCTCGACCTGGTCGAGGATCGAACGCCAGGTCCCGTCGTGGATCAGGATCTCGTAGTGCACGCCCGGGATGGCTGCGTATTCGTCGGCGGTACCTTCGGTGCCGATCTCCAGCCAGAATGAGCGCCCGACCCGTTCAGATGCGGTGAGCAATGCGGCGAGGTAGGACTTCCCCGATCCCTCGCCACCCTCAACTAGGATGCAGGGCCATCCGACCGCGCCGGTTGGCTTTCTGGTGTGCAGGGTGCTCATTCCGTGCCCCCTTCGGGTAGCTCGGTGACGTTGCCGTCGAGGCTGATCTGTCCGGCCCGCCACAGGCGCTCCACGGCGTCCTGCGCCTCGTCGGTCAATCGCACCGTCAGTCCCGGATCCCCGACGCTGACGCGGATGCCGGGGACGTCGAGAGTCCCGTCCGGCGCGCACGGTTCACCGGCCGTGCGAGATGCACCGAGGACCGCATTCACCCAGCCGTCGCGCACCACGGTCGTCGTCTGAACCTCGGTGGGGTGGTGCTCAGCGCACCACGCGGCGAACCGGATCGGGTCGGTGACGGATGCGGTGACCCGTGGCTTCGTCTTCGTGACCGCCGCGAGTCGGGTGTCACCGATTGAGGGGTTGAGCCGGTCCCCGGTCGCCATCGCAGCCTGCGCTTCATGGCGGGCGATGCGATCGGCGTCGCGGACTCGAGCCATGAGGACCTGCAGAACGGCGGTTCGTAGGGCCGCGTCCGATGGGCTGTTCGCCTTGGGCACCCAGAGGCCCGAGGCGCTCATGCCGCGCCTCGATCCGGCGTTCCGGCGGCCTGGCCCTGCCCGGCGAGGCGCATCCGCCGGCGGGCACGCTCCGACGTGCCACCCCACACGCCGAGCAGCTCGGCGTGGCTCAGAGCGTGGGACAGGCATTCGGCCCGCACCTCGCATCGTGCGCAGACCGCCTTGGCCTCCCGTCCCGACTCGCCCTTCTCGGGGAACCAGAACTCGGGGTCGACCTGCGTACAGAGCGCGCCCGACATCCACGCGGGCGGTTGGTGTGCCGTTCTGCGCCGCGCCGTGGCAGGCGGAATGGCGGACGGCAGGTATGGTGAGGTCACCGGTTGTTCCTTCCGAGCGGGATGGGTGTCCGGGTCGGCCCCTGTGCTGGTCAAGAGCGCGGGGGCCGACTGCTGTCATGAGGCGGCGCGGCCAGCGGGGTGGCGCATCACCTCGGGGTTGTCGACGCCCCGTTCGAAGGCGTCGAGGTTGTCGACGTGCACGAACCAGCGCTTGCCGACCTTGCGGGCCGGTAGCGCCCTTGAGCGGATGAGCGCCCGGATGCGTTCGCACGCGGCCCGGTCGCCGTCCGGGGCGCCGTAGAGGCGGGTGGCGACCTGCTCGACGGGCAACATCGGGTTCATGCCGCCGGCACCTTGTCTTCGACCCCGTCCCCGGTGCGCTGCTCAGGGATGGGGACGATGTCGAAGAAGTCCTCGAAGGCGAGGTCGGGGTGGAAGGCGGCGAGCAGCTGGGAGACGAACACGATCCCGAGCGATCCGCCCTTCAAGGTGCGGGTGACGGTCGCGCGGTCGACCCCGATCGCCTTGGCCAGCCCGGCCTGGTCTCGGATGTCCTTCAGTGCCATGTACTTCCAGAACTGCTCGTCGTTGCGGAACCGGATCGTGGTCTGAGCCTGGGCCATAGTGTCCTCCTGTCGCACCGGAGCACGCACGTCCGATGACGCACACAACACTACTCACCTGGGCGCGATGACGCAACCGCG